ACCGCCCGAGTCGGTGGCGACGTGGCCGATACCGAAGCGTACCTCGCGCTCAAGTTCGCCTAACCCATCACCTGACTGATTGACCGAAACCAGAATCAGGCCGATGGCCTGGGAGGAATAGCATGAAAGACATGGACTCCAACACCGTCGTTGTCGAGGGGGTAAATCCCATCGTCATGACGGTGGCGGTCGGTGCGAAAGACACCGGCAACATTGATCTCCAGGGCTTCGATGGCGCGCTGCTCGTGGTGCACGTCGGTGCCAAGCACGCGTCCGATACCCTGAGCGGCACGAACAAGATCACCATCCTGTTCCAAGACGCCGACGACGATGGCACCGGATCCCCCGGCGCGTACGCCAATGTCGATGAAGTGGACGTTGTTGGCGTCACCCCGGCCAGTGGCGTGGTACTCACCATCGACGACGCGGCCAAGTGCGCGATGGTGCACCAGCTTGGCTACGTCGGCGACAAGCGCTTCATCAAGGCGACCGCCACCCCTGCGGGTACGATTGCCAACGGCGTCCCCATCGCTATTGAGATCGTGAAGGGCTATCCGAACTACGTGCCCGCCAGCTAACTCGTTCCTTTTTCTGCTTGGCCCGTAGTCAGGTAGGTCTTGTTGGGTTGCCGCTCCGCTGTCAAAAGCAGCGGAGCGGCCACAAGAAACTTTTGGAGGCATATCATGCCGAAGTTTTTAGTTAAGCAAACCTTCAAGGGCGCGATTCGCGGCATCCATGTTCGCGAGTTCGTCATGGGCGAACGCGTGGAAATCGACGATCCCGATCTCGCTCGTGTAGCCCTTGAAGGCGGCTGGATTGAATCCTGGGTTGAGCCTGTCGCGCCCGAGCCGGATCCCGAGAAGGCCGCTCCCAAGAACAAGGCAGCGAAGGCCGCGCCAAAGGTTAAGGACACCGCCACCGAATGAGCCTGGTGCAAACCATAGCGCCGGAGAACGAGCCGATCACCCTCGAAGAGGCAAAGGCGCACTGCAATATCGAGTCCGACTTTGTAGAAGACGACGACCTTATCGAAGGCTACATCGCCGCCGCCCGCGAATCCTGCGAGGCCAAAACGGGCCGCCAGCTTGTTCCCGCCACCTATGCCCTGCGCCTGTCCGGTTTCCCCTGTGGCGACACCATCGAGCTTCCCAAGCCCCCGCTGGTGTCCGTGTCAGGCATCACCTATGTGGATGGCGACGGCGAAGTCCAGACCCTGAGCACGGACGTGTACGAGCATGACCCCTACACGACGCCGGGGCGTGTGGTCTTGAAATATGGCGAGAATTGGCCCACGACACGAAGCCAGCGCAACGCCGTGACGATTACTTTTGTGGCGGGCTACGAGCCTGGAGACGGCGACGTGAGCACGGTGCCCAAGCTACTTAAGCAGGGAATGCTCATGCGGATCGCCCACTGGAATGAGAACCGCGAGGAAACGATTGCCGGAACGATCATCGCGAGCGTGCCCTCTGGCGCGGATTACTGCGACCGGCTCTATCGCTTTTCCGGCGCACTCGACATTGACGAACTTGGCCTGAACGATTAAGGACAACGCCATGCGAAACAAGAATAAGCCAGACCGGTTGATCCGGATTCCGGCAGCCATCAGCAAAGAGGACCTGGAGCACGTCGCGCCCCTGTATGGCGCGACCAATGCCGGGCAGTTTGCCGGTAACCCTCCGGGCACGCTGCGCCTCCAGACCTTCGCAGGACGCTACAGCCCGAGCACAGGCAAGTTTCTGGGCGATTATCGATTCGAGCCCACCGACGAAGAGGGCGGCGAAGTCTACTGGAACCTCCCTGGAGTTCCCGACGAAGCCCCAATCAAGCGCGGTCGCAAGACCGTCGAACTGCACCCGGCTCAGGCCGCTGCGGAATCCGAAGAGGTGACCCATGGCTAAATTCGCAATGACTTGGCTCCTGACCGTGAATGGCGTCACGCGCAAATCGCAGAAGACCGTGACGGCCAACGATCCGGGAAGCCAGAACTACGGACCCATCGAGATCGCGAACGGAGCAACCAACCAGCAGCTTTCCATTGGCGGCATCGACATCAGCCAACTGGTGGGTGTCTGGATACAGTCAACCGAAGATGTCTTGATTGAGTTCAACGACGCATCGGGGGCCGGTGGCTCCATCGCTCTTGAGGCGGGAATCCGGCGGTCTTCGTTACGAACGCCAGCGGCTCTGCGGCCACGTTGTATCTGTCCTTTCTCCAGGACAGCACGCCGTGAGATCTGGCCGATTGCGAGAGCGAATCCAAATCGAGCGCCTCGGCGATGACATTACCGACAGCGGCACGCCGTCGGGCGAATGGACCGAAGTCTGTAGCGTTCGCGCCGACGTGGAAAGCACAGCCGGGAAAGAGGGCTATGAGGCGAACCAGAATACCGCTCGCCTCACCCATCTTGTCACCCTGCGCTACCGCTCGGACATCGGCCCGGAAATGCGCGTCGTTTGGGGTGCCAGAATATTCCAAATTCATGCGGCCATCCCGGATCGTCGCCGGACTGAGTTGACGCTGCAATGCGAGGAACGCCTCGAATGAAGGCGCTTCGACCCGAGACCGCCATGCGCGCATTGCTCCTGGAAGATTCCGAGATTGCCGCCGCAACGCAGGGCAAGATCCTGCGCGGAGCCGCGCCGCAAAAAGGCGAGCGCCCCTATGGCGTTTTCTCCCGCATCCGAACGGAAAGCCACCAGAACATGAACGGCCCGTCCGGCCTCTTCGAGGTGGATGTGATGTTTGCCTGGTGTGGCATCGAGTTCGACGACCTCGGCGACCTGGCCTTCATGGCCGAAGACGTGCTCGACGGCGCGCGCGGCGTAATCACCGTAGGCGCGCGCGGCATCGAAATGGATTCCTGCTATCTCCTCGACGACAGGGACGGCGACATACAGATACCGGATGGGTCGGAAAAGCCCATCTATTGCATAGAGCAAATTTACCGAGCCGCGTTTCGACGGCTGTAAGGAGTCACAAACAATGCCACATACAGCCCGCACCGGAACCGGAACCACGATCACGCTCTCAGGCGGTTTCGAATGTGTCGCTATCGACACAGTCACGCCGTACAACCAGACCTTGGGAGTGATCGACGCAAACAAAATGACGACCCAAGATTTCATGGCGAAGATCTTCGAGGACTTCATCGACCTCGGCGAGGCCAGCTTTCCCATTGAATACGACCCGGAAGAAACACCGCCGCCCCTGGGCGAAGTCCAGACCATGACCATCGACCCCAAGGGGCTTGGCGCGGGCTCGTTGATTCGCGGAACCGGCGCATTCACTGCGTTCTCGCCTGGCATCCCCGTCAACGGAAAGATGCAGTCCGATGTGACCTGGACTTGGGACGGCGATGAGTTCGAAACCAACGCCAGCTAATTGACCAAAGAACCTGAGCAAACAGCGGGCTTCGGCCCGTAGGAGCAATACGCATGCTGAATCGAGAATCCATTCTGAGCACCAACACGGGCCGTCGCACCAAGGTCATTGACGTGAAGCCTTGGGGCGACCAGGTCCGCATTCGCAACGTGAACGCTGGCGAACAAGACCACATCGATTCATTGCTGTCGGCATTCGACAAGGATCCCATGTCGGTAACGAGTCGGGTGATCGCGACAGCGTGCGCGTACTACCTCTCGGACGAAAGCGGCAACCGCATGTTCTCCGACGCCGATATCGACAAGCTCGACGCACTGCCCTCCGATGGCCTTACCGTCGTCTTCAACCAGGGCGCGAGATTCAACAAGCGCACCGCGAGCGTGGCGGAAATCGAAAAAAACTCCGAGCCGACCCCGAGCGAAGACTCTGGCACAAAATAGCCCTCGCCCTCGGCGGTCGGACAATTGAGGAATGGAAGGCGGTGATGAGTGTCGATGAGTTCGAGGGCTGGATCGGCTTCGACCAGATCGATCCCATAGGCGCGTTTCGCGCCGACCTGAACGCGGCCACCATCGCCCAGACCATCGCGAACTGCAATCGCGGCAAGAACCAGCGCCACTACAAGCGCACGGATTTCATGCCGTTCTACGAAGCCCCAAAGGCGACGAAC